AGCGTCTTCTCGCTCCCCCACAAGAAAACTATACGAGCAAAAAACTCGTGGGGTCTTGTAAGGTATTAAACGGTGGAATAAAACGGAGCGCCCTGGAAACGCAGAAATGTAAAATCTTCTGCGATCGCCACCTCCAGGGACATAATTCCCGCAGCATAGGTACCCGACGTTTCAATGTCAAAGGTATGATCTATGCTGTAGAGATCCGTCATCTCATTCGTCGATGCGCCCTGGATGGGGTTGTCAGCAAACGAGAAAAAGAAAGCATTATTAGTGTAGAACGGAAATTCCGCTTCAAACCCTCCAGACGTGGAGGGTACATACGAACACACCCCCTCCAAAGTGGAGGCGGTAGTATCTGCAAGAATGAGGTACGTACCGACGGCTGAAGTTGTCGCCGGAGAACGGCGACCTATTTTGGCATGGGTCGCCGCCCCCTCATGAACGTCGCTAGATAAGTGGAGGCGCTTTCTAATGCCCCCACGCATACCAAGGTATGCATACTGAAGATGCATCCACAAATCCGGGATGCCAGTTGTAGCCGTTCCATAGGTAAGATTATTTTGCGGTATGATAGGATCTATAAAAAGCATCCGCGTAGCCGCCGTGGCACGAGCGGCATACGTTCTCGTAAGATTCGTAACATACCTTTTAAGCAACGCCCTAAACGATGCAGGCTGCTCCCCGAAATAATCTTCACTAATGTGAGAGACATCCGCGGTAGATGTATTTATGTCAAATGACAAGGTATCGTCATTGAGAGCAGTAGACCCAGTGGCAGCCATGATGGCCGCCTCAGTCTCGATCACGGGAAGGGGCGCATCTTCCTCTTCCTTAAACTCAGGTGCATGCTCTCTCCCACGGGGTAAGTTAAGATACGTAAGTTGATTATATCTTATATCACGGGAGAAAACATAATGATTTATATAAACGGCTGAGCCATCTGGAGATTGGAGAGCAGTAAATGGTGTTATGGCAATATAACCATTAGTAACACCTGGATCGGGAACAACATAATCGCCACCAGAATTTTCAATCACATCATGAGCGTTTGTAACATAATACCACGGCCGATACCCCGCCCATCGAACCGTGACTTCGAAGTTACGAGTCTCTTGAATATCAATAATTTGGATATACTGTTTATTATACTCAAAAGATGTGTTGATGATAGCCTGTTGCGACACGTTCGGCTCATATATCACTGCAAGTTTGCCCCTATGGAAATTGGAGCAAACAATTTCAAATCTAAATGTAATGTCTCCTCTCCAATATAAAAATGGAGCAGCTGAGAGACACAATGCAGTAGGTTGTATAATGGCAGTAGTTGCTCCAGTGACAAGAGCAGTGCCAATACTGGGAGTGACATTTATAACCTCTATGGGAGTCCCCATAATGGCATCAGAATCATCCCAAGTAGTGGTCAAAAAATATGTCGGTCGCTGCGCCAAGTAAGTTATCGACATCTCATCATCTGAAGTAGCGGCGACACGCGGATCGATAGTTAACTCTTGCTTCGGATCAAGAACTATTCGTTTATTAGTATCATACCCAATTGTATTAGCCCCATTTTGGAAAGGCTCCTGCTTGACCACGACGGGAGCAGCAATTGGGGTGGGTTTGGACCACCCGAAATGCGCAGCTATCATGGTCAACAGCCCAAAGCCAATGGCGCTAGCCTTGGCCCAAAAGGATATCTGGGGCACCACGATAAGCGCGGTCGCAATAGCCGTAGCTCCCGACGCCATAGATTCGACTGGGCCAACCTCTCTTTCGTCTCGTCCGGCTTCCGTCGTGATGGCGAGTTGTGTTGCAGTACTAGTTCCAAAGCCGACGTCTTCCATCCAAGCATAGACCTGGATGTATAACGCGGTACTGCCAGCTGCTACAGCGCGAGGCTGATTAATAGAATATATAAATAAATCTCCCGCATGTTCCATATCCTCAAATGCGGTCCCTGCAGCTATAGCGGAAGCTGAAGCGTTAAATAGTCGAAACATAGGCTTAGGTGATATAAAAGGGATAATCATCTCCAAAGGCTTATTCTCGTTAATATTGATTGTTGCAGACTCCTTCGACTGTGAGAGATAATTCAAGAAAAGAGGCCGCCATGCAGGGTCGGACATACCGACCAAGTGCTCGGTAATATTAATATTATAATCCGCATACGGTTGATATGACTGCAACAACCTCCCAAAATGAAAAGGTGTACCACTCACAGTAGTTCTCACGTGCAAATTACCACGAAAATACGCATAATTCCGCAATTTAGCACGTATGGACGGAACCGACGTGAGAAGATCCCATACAGATAAACGCAAATTCACATCCGTATTTAGTGCAAGAGACCCGTCATAAATGCGGATAGGTCTCCGCAAGAAATCATCCATAGACAAGGCATTGTCTTGACCCTCGATATGACTCTGAGGATTCTTACCTCCCTGGACGTCCTGCGAGTCTCCTGGGACATCGGATAAGTTTTCGAGAATAACCTCTTCTGACTCCGTGAAAATCTCCATACGGTCTTTACTCCTATTCAACACTCCCAAAGTCGCTAAAACATCATCATATTTTGAACGAAGTTTTATCAACCGGAGAGTACCCTTACGAAACGTAGGGTCGTGGTGAAGAATAAGATCACGCTTCAACCTGTAGGTTGTAAGCTTCTGCCCACCACCAAGAGCTTTCTTAATAGCATCGCGCTGACACTCATAATAATATATGAGGTCTTCAACGGACATCCCATGCTTGGGTTCCGCAAACAAATCATTTTCATTAAATTTAGTTTCACAACTCTATATTAAAGTAATACGCAGATGTTGTAACGACGTACACCGTGTCAAAATTTTGGTGAGTTAGGGATCTCACCATATCCCCAGAAACCACGCATCGACAATACTAGTTATGACTCCTAATATCAATCCCGTTCGCGGTAACCATGCTCGATATTTAACGTGCCAATAGCAATAAGGCACGGAAGGACAATTAGAATATTGAGGAAAAAACCTTCCCTCTCGTCGGAAGTAACACATCATGGCCACTCCCGAATCTACCGTCCAACATCTGTACTAGACGTGTGCGAATAGCATTATATTGACGCTCATTAGTGTGAAGAAAAAGTTCCCACAACGCACTAGTAAAAATGGAGCGCATCTGTTCACTCAATGGTTCCGATTTCGATGGCAGAACCCACTTGAGCGACTTAAGTATAGAATCAATGGACAGAGGCGCAATCCACCGTGAAAACTCGTGGGAGTAAACAAAATTCCGCTTCAAGAACGAACATGTAGAGATAGTCATAAACTTCTCCATTTCAGATCCTTTCGCAGCAGCTGTGAAACCCATATAATATGACTGCTCACAAAAGGTTCTATATGTGAGGTTATTGAACCAATCGGCAATAAAATCTTTCACTGACGCCAGAACATCATCACCGTACAACAGCGGCAATACCACGTCAAAAAAGTAGAGACCCTTGCTACCGGGTTGAGAATAGAAAAAGTACATCAAAAGGACCAAGCCTCTAAGACTATTATTCTCGGCTGTTGCATACATGCCTGACGGTTGCAAACCAACGACCTGCAAAATGTCGTTCAAAAGCTCGACGAAAGGGAACAGGGTATCAGTCTGCAATCCTCTTACGACCTTCAGTGCCTCTACATTATATCCGCACCGCTCGAGAACGCGGTAAACGATGGTTGACGCAGCATAACCAATAAGGAAAGGCATGCGTACGTCATACTTCTCATAGTCTCCCTCAAAAAGTTTTTCCGAAAACGACTTAAACCTCTTCACAATATCATCAGAACCCGAGTGGGGATTTATCCCTACCGCCGTGCAAAACAGGTCTCCATCGGCAACCATGGCGGTATAAAAGGGACTAAGGTACATACGAGAGATTATGAGTGAGGCCAATGTGGACATGTAAAACATACGAGTCTTCCCACTCAACACCTTTTCCATCTCTCTCGCCTCATCCTTCGGGCAGGCGGAAAAAATGAAGTTTGACATTTCCTCATCATCATAGTGATCAAGTATGCGCATTATTTGACCCTTTAACTCAGAGGTCGGCTCTCGTATTAAACGCTGCTCATCTTCTGAAAAAATTGGTAGATGAACAGATTTCTTCCCCCGCAGTCCAAAACCGGACCCTGTATGCACATTTATCCGTCGGGTGAACGGATCATCAATGACGCCATTGATAGCCTCCTCCATAGTCAAGGGATACAACTTCCCCATACGTGCGACAGCGCGATTAACTATCTCACTGATGACCCTCTCCAATATATCAGGATTAAGAGCTGCACGCTGTGACGACATCTTCTTCAAGGTGATGTTAAAGGGGGATATGTAGACCCCCTTCTTCATCTGAGGTCTCATCATCGGTGGGCCAAACCTCTTAAAAGAGATATACCCCAACTCTTCCTCAATCATATCATCGGCCGCTTTAAAAAACGGACTTTTGATGAGGGAAGACTCATTGGGAAGGATAATGGCCCCAGGAACTCTCCCAAAATAATTCACACCGTGTAGTACTTCGTATCGAAAAGCCGACTTAACAGCAGGTTCTAGGAGACTCTCAAGCTCGATGGGACTTGAAGAATTAATCGGCATAAAAACACTACTTGCTATCATGGCATTTATGGCGGGGGTAATAATATCCATGCTTATAGGGGTAGAATAGCCGACGGGAAACCCCTTGACACCACCAACATGGATACCGGCAATCATCGCTCCATCAGATTCAATAATAAGCGGTTGTCCACACTTGCCAGGGTAATGGAGTGGATCGTCATATTGGAACATGCCGGCT